GTTGTCGTGGCTGGATAAAGAGTTCGAAGAGAGCTAAGGTCTACATCCACTTTGTCAGATCGCCTCCTGCCTATCAATTTGGCAATTTGGCGTCTGTCGCGTGGGAGTTAGTACCGTATAGTTTCCTATTCGATTATATGATTCCCGTAGGGAATTATTTGAGTGCTATTGACGCACTAATCGATGTGGGATCTGTCTACGGTTCTGTGACTACGAAAAAGGAGTATTGTACGAATTGCTATCGACCCGATCCGACGCCTGCGACGAGGTATACAACCTTGAAGCAGAAGCCGGCTACGATCAAAGTAACTAGTACGGAGAGGGAAATCATTACTGAGATTCCTCCCCCACCTTTTCCGAAATGGGCACCAAGTAAATCTTGGCATAAGCTAAGACACGCGGTGGCGTTACTTGTGTTAGCTCGCAATCGTCGTTGACGACCGAGCCGAAGGGACTAGTTTTACTAACTAGTTGCCTTATCTTTAGGAATCCTCCTGAGATATAAAGTGGTTGCATGTTGCAACATCCGCACATACTGTGCAAATGCTGATCGGCTTTCACCGATCCAACATAGGAGTTTAATATTATGGCTGATATAGCCAATGTTACACTGACTGATGCGACCCCTGCCAGCGTGGTTTTTAAACCTCGCCGAAAGGGCCCCGAGAACTCTCTGCACGTGAAGACCGGTTATGTTACCGGTAACACCTTCGCTGCTGCAGATTGTAATCTCACTCTGGGTGTCTCTCCGGCCTCTGCAAAGAGGCCTACAACACACGTTAATATCTCTCTCTCTTTTCCGGACCCCGATTACTCGGTTACGGATGAGAACGATATCAACGTTGCCCGTCTCAAAATTAGTGCAATTGTTCCCGACATGTTTACCGTCGAGAGCAAGGAACACTTTTACGCCCTGGTTGCGTCGCTAGTTGGCGACGCGTTAGTCCAGTCCGCTATTGAGAACGGAGAAGGAGCCTATTGAAATGAAGATTAGACTGAATAAGATTACGATTCGGTTAATCCTGAACACTCTGAATTCAAAACTCGGATTGTTCTGGACCACCCTGATCGCAGTCGTTTTTCTGTCTCTCGGGTATATACCCGAGGTAACTTCATGGTTGGAAGGACTTAATATCCCACCAGCCAACTAGGTCCCTTTTTGTTGTGGAGATCCGCTATGTTTACGTTTTCCGAACGAAACATCACCTCCGACTTTTCGTTGGAGATCCAGACCGTACAACGTCTGTGCGCGATCGTTAACTCACCCCGCTCCTTGGCTGTTGCTATGTTAGCAAACAGTGGGGAGTGGCAGCAGCTTCTTGACCTTCCAATGGACGCTAGTATGTACAAGGACCACCGCACTTTCGCGATGGACTACCTAGTCACTAGTATCTTGAAGAAAAGTCCGAATCTGCCATTGGGTATCGATCGTTCTAGACGTGCTCTTGATGCTTTTATTGAAGCAGAGCTCTCGTGTTGGATGGTTAACAATAGGCTTAGAGATGAGCCTCACCCAGAGTGGGTGAGATCGTTAGCTAAGAATATTGCCTCTATCCTTGGCCCTTGTGACCGCTTGGCGTTAGACTCAATTTTAGAGTCCGCACGCTTTGGTCCTGGTGCCTCCACGGGTGTACGCGGGGTTGGTAGCATACCGTCAGATAAATATGACGAACCGCTACATATGACCGCGAGCCTGATACCATTCTTTAAGTCGATCGTAGGCCAAAACTGGTGGGAACACCAGACTAAGCCGAAAATCGTCAAGAAAGGTAACAGGTTCACAACCGTTCCAAAGAACGCGAAAACCGATCGTGGTATATGCGTAGAACCTACGCTGAACATGTTTGTTCAGCTTGGGCTCGGTGCATATATACGGGGTCGGCTATTACGTTCTGGGCTTGATCTTAACTATCAGGAGAGAAATCAGAAACTCGCCAAACGAGCGTGGAAAGATGGTCTTGCGACTATCGATCTATCTCAGGCATCTGATTCCCTTTCCTGGGGTGTTGTCTTCCATTTCTTTCCTCACGTTTGGCAGGAGTTAATTTTCTTGCTACGTTCTGAGTTTACTGAGCTCCCGAATGGGGAGCTCCTTGAACTCGGAAAGCTATCGTCGATGGGCAATGGTTTTACGTTCGAGTTAGAGAGCTTGCTCTTTTACTCGGTTGTTAGGACCGTCGTTCCTAGAGATAGGTTGAGTGATTGCGGAGTCTACGGGGATGATATTATCGTTCCTCAAGAGTACGCAGTGGAAGTGATCAAGGCTCTAAACTTCTTAGGGTTTAGAGTGAACGGCTCGAAAAGCTTCTTGGCAGGAAGCTTCTTTGAGTCGTGCGGTGCAGACTTCTTCGAAGGGCAAAACGTTCGCCCTTTCCACTTGGCAGGTCACGAGGGAGACATCCCTTATGCCCTGCAAATCGCTAATCAATTGCGACAGTGGAGCCACCGACAAGGTGGTGAAGAGTTCTGTGATTCGACATTCCTTCCTGTATGGAAGTGGCTTATTAAGCAAACTCATAAAGACTGGCGACATCTGCGCGTTCCTCCATCATTTGGAGATAGCGGGTTGATATCGTCTTGGTCAGAGGTTGCTCATTTACCACGTCCGAAAGGAGGAATAGAAGGAAAGCTCGTGAGATACCGTATCCTGAAATTACGCACTTGCGTTGTCAGGAGTTACGGTGTCCTTTTGAGCGATCTCGCAC